ACTAGTAAGGGAATATTTCTTAGTTATGGTGACAATAAAGTGTTAGATGGTGTTATTGAAGCGTTATCCGATATGTGCGGTCTTCCTCCTGCCAGGTTGGAACCTATCTCTATTCAAAGGTATCAGCCTGGTCAGGAGTATAAACCTCATTACGATGGATTTCTTCCAGAAGAGATGGATAAAATGCCAGAATCTTCAAGGATAAAAGAAGGAGGAAATCGTTGCGTTACTATGATTGCTTACTTAAACGATGTACAAGATGGCGGTGGTACAGTTTTTCCGGTTTTAGGTTTTGCAAATCAAGCTGTTCAAGGAAGAGTTTTAATGTTTGGAAATTTAGACGAAAATAAAGTGGTTCATCCAGCCTCATTGCACATGGGTGTAGCTCCTAGTTCTGGTAACAAATGGATATTAACTTTATGGTTTAGGGAGAGAGATGTGATTGTAAAGAAAAAAGAATTAAAGAAAGAGTTATCTAAAAAATCTAGTGTTACAAGAATAGATAAAAAACCTGTTGATAGAGATCTTCACGAAAAGAATGTATATGAAGAATTTAAAAAGATTACCGCAGATAGAGGAAGTATGCCTTTATGAATAGTTCAGGTTGGAATCATAACACCACTACAGACAGAAAGTGGAAGTTAGATATAAACAGTGATGGAACAACTACTATTGATACATATCAAGATGTTGAGCCAATTATTGAAAGAAACAAATTAAATTTAAATAATTTTGGTGACAAACTTACTTTTGGAAAGTTAGCAGATGAACATATAGCAGCATCTATTCCTTTTAATGTTTGGGAAAAATGGTGCAAAGAAACTGACAATGAAATTACAAAAGATCCTAAATTGTTAGCAAAATATTTAAACGATCCTGATAATAAATATTTCAGGACTACACCTACGAGGATTTAACTATGTGGTTATATCAACCCACATTTTCTGGTAATAACCAGAAGCCAATTATTAATAACTCAGTCTGGTTTAAAAGTAAAAACAGCTAATGGCTATTAACTCTTACTCGACCTTACAAACGGCTGTTGCTAATTGGTTAGATAGAGATGATCTAACTGATAGGATACCAGAGTTTATAGCTTTGAATGAAGCCATATTTAATAGGGTACTACGTATTAGAGCTATGGAAACAACTGTAACTGCTGATACCGTAGGAGGAACAAAATCTTACGACTTACCTACTGGCTATGTTCAGATGAGACAAATACATTTAGTTACTAGCCCTGTTACTGCTTTGCAGTATTTAACTCCAGAAATGATGTATAGAGTATGGGCTGGAAGTTCGTCTGGAAAGCCAGAGTCTTACACTATTATAGGAGATAAGATCTTTTTTGGCCCAACTCCTGATAGTGTTTATAGTTATACAATAACTTACTATAAAACTTTTGATAACCTTAGTGACAGCGCTACAACTAACTGGGTAATTTTAAACGCTGCCGATGTTTATTTGTATGGAACTCTTTTGCAAGCTGAACCTTTTCTAAATAATGACCAACGTATTCCTGTATGGGAAAGAGGTTTAAGACAAGGTATGGCTGACCTGCAAGAGCAAGATGATAAAGATAGGCATTCAGGCTCCGAACTAAGAGTTATGAATACTTCAGGATATTATTAAAGGCATAAATTATGGGAATAGAAACCGGAAATTTTATAAATAACTTAAACAGCGCAAATCCATTATCAAGCGATGATGTTAGTGAAGGCGATGACCATCTTAGACTTTTAAAAAATGTTTTGAAGAAAACTTTTCCTGCTGGAACAAATGATGCAGGACCAGAGCAGGCAGTTCAAATCCTTATAGCTAAATCGTCAGCTCCAACAATTGGAGGAAATGCAGCTCAATCAATGGGTTTGCTTTGGTTAGATACAACAAACAATTGTTTAAAAATTCGCAATCAAGCTAACGATGCTTGGATAACATTAGCTGTTAATCCAGAGGTTAATAACAGTATAGATGTAAATGCAGGAACTATTGATGGAGCAACTATAGGAGCAACTTCTGCTTCTACTGGTAAATTTAGCACTCTTAATGTTGCTGGAGATGGTGCAACTGTTACGGGAATAAAAGATGAAGATGATATGTCATCTAATTCTAATGTAAAACTTGCTACCCAACAGTCAATAAAAGCTTATGTAGATTCACAAGTTACAGCACAAGACTTAGATGTAAACACTGACAGTGGTAACATTGATATTGATCTTGATTCTGAAGCTCTTGTTATTGCAGGAGGAGAAGGTATTGATACTTCTGGATCAGGAACTACAGTAACAATAGCTGGTGAAGATGCATCGTCATCAAACAAAGGTATTGCTTCATTTTCTACTGATAACTTTAGTGTTTCTTCAGGTGCAGTAACTATAAAAGATGCAGGTGTTGCCAATGCTGAACTAGCTAATATGGCAGCTAATACTGTAAAAGTTAGAGATGCGAATTCAAGTGGAGTTCCTTCTGATAAAGTTGTAGGAAATGGACAGATATTAATAGGAGATGGAACAGGGTTTACTGCTGCTGCTCCTTCTAGTGACGTTTCTATGACGAATGCTGGAGTTGTAACTGTTACAAAGATTCAAGGTGAAGCTATTTCATCTACCTCTCCAACTAATGACCAATACCTAAAATATTCTACAGCATCTAGTGAATGGCAGATGGTTAGTATTGTTGGTGATGACAAGCTTACAACTAAAGGTGATTTGCTTGTTTACAATACAGTAGACTCTGAAACAAGACTTCCTGTTGGAGCTAATGGTAAGTATTTACAGGCAGATTCAACTGCTACAAATGGTGTAGCATGGGCTGATGGAAGTGTAGCTGATGAAGCAATAACAAACGCTAAACTTGCACATATGGCTGCAAACACTATTAAGGTTAGAGATGCTAACTCAAGCGGCGATCCAAGCGATAAAGCTTTAGCAGACACTCAAATACTTATAGGTGATGGGACTGGCTTTACAGCAGCAGCTCTTAGTGGTGATGTTACCATGGCAAACACTGGTGCAGTTACTTTGGGAACTGTAGCGGTAGCTAAAGGAGGAACTGGTTCAACTACTGCTGGAGCAGCTAGAACAGCTTTAGGATTAGCTATTGGTTCTGATGTTCAGGCTTTTGATTCTGATACAGCTAAAACAGATGTTGCCCAAACTTTTACAGCAGGTCAACGTGGAGAAATTACAGCTCTTTCAGATGGAGCAACAATAACTATTGATATGGCTACTAGTAATAATTTTTCTGTAACTTTAGGTGGAAACAGAACATTTGCTAATCCTTCTAATGATACTGCTGGACAATGTGGCAGTATATTTATTACTCAAGATGGAAGTGGTAGCAGGACTGCTAGTTTCGGAAGTGATTGGGATTTTGTAGGTGGCACAGCTCCTACATTGTCTACCACCGCAGCAGCAGTTGACAGGATAGATTATGTAATAAAAGACTCTTCTAATATTCATGCTGTAGCTACACTAAATTATTCTTAATGGCTATTTTTAATAATATACTTGCTGGAGCTTCTGGGCAGTCTGTTGAAGCATATGTGATAGAGCAGTCCGTTAGATTTAACCCTGGAGACTCTGCTTACTTAAGTAGAACAGTTACTACTTCTTCTACGTGGACTCTTAGTGTTTGGGTAAAAAGAGGTAATTTATCTTCTGCTATGGGAGTGTTAGAAGGAGGTCTTCATTTTAATTCTGGAGATACTATAACTGCTGTAGGACTTACAACCTCATCAGTGTTTAGAGATGTTTCCTCTTGGTATCATATAGTTGTTTCAAGTAGCGGTCTATATGTTAACGGTAGTCGTTTAGGTGATGTAACAACAGGAGCTTTAACTAATCCAGATATAGGGCGTAACAGCTCAAGTTATTTTGATGGTTATTTAGCTGAACTTAATTTTATTGATGGTACATCTTTAGCTGCTTCTACATTTGGAGAAACTGATACAAATGGTCAATGGGTTCCTAAAGAGTATAGTGGAGCTTACGGAGCTAAAGGTTTTTATTTAAAATTCCAAGACTCTTCAGCTCTTGGAGATGATTCTAGTGGAAACACTAATGATTGGACTTCTAATAATTTAGCTGCTACAGATCAAGTTCTTGATGTTCCAACAAATAATTTTCCTGTAATGAATCCTTTGTTGGGAGCAACAATAGACAGGTTTAGTTTACTAGAAGGCAATCTTAAAATAACAGCAAATGGTAGTGATTGGAATGCTGGTTTTGCAACTTTTAGCATTCCTCTTTCTGGTAAATGGTATTGGGAAAATGTTATAACTGGAAACAACAATGGTTATGGAGGAGTTGTTGATAGAGCTGAAGATTTAACTGTAACTAACCCTACAGGCGGTTTTATCTATGTTTTTTGGGACGGAAGAAAAAGAGTCGATGGAACATTTAGTTCTTATGGAGCAACAGTTTCAGCAGGAGATGTTA